ATACTGAAAAGTATTCCACACATGATACTCAAAGTTATTTACGCTATAAAAAGATAGATGACTGGAATACTAATTTCCTACATAAAACAATTAAAAAAATAATCCCTACCTTAAAGAAGGGTGGGTTATTAGCCGTTAATATTGCAGATGTATTTTCAGCACCAGATAAGGGGTATGTTGATATTGTAAATGCTATGAATGACTTTATTAAATCAGAGGGATTAGAATATATGGGTTGTATTGGAATGGAAATGACAAAAAGGTTTAATTCCGGCGGTGCAGGAAATGCTAAATCTGAATATTTTGCAGAAGAACTTAAAGAAAAAACAGAACTCAATAAAAATAATGCATTTGGTGAACCCATTTGGATTTGGAAAAAAATATAATTTGGTATTATAAAAAAAAAGTAGTATATTTAACAAACATAAAATTTAAAACAAAAAAATATGAACAAAACAAAAGTTACACGATTCATCCAAAAGTATAGTTTGGCAGGATTAGTAGAATCAGTTGCTTGGAAAGCAGGTGATAACAAATTAATAACTCGTTTTATCTCTGATGATAAGACAGTTTTAGGTGAAATTGAATTAGATAATTTCACATTTACATCTCCAGAATTGGGTGTGTATACCACATCTGCGTTATCAAAGTTATTATCGGTAGCCGGTGATGATATTGAATTAGAAACTCAACAAATTGATGGCAAATCGGTTAATTTAGTAATTAAAAGTGATGACACTAAATTACAATTTCAATTAGCGGATTTAGCAGTAATCCCTTCGGTTCCGGATTTGAAAAAACTTCCTGATTTCGATGTAAACATTGGATTTGATGGTAAGTTTATTGAAAAGTTCATCAAAGCTAAAAACGCATTAAGCGAAGTTGATACATTTACTGTCTTAACCGAGAATGGTGAATTAAAAATTGTATTAGGTTATTCAAATGTAAACTCAAATAGAATTGTATTTTCAGTTGATAAGAGTTTTACAAACGAAATTAAACCAATTTCTTTTTCAGCAAAATACTTAAAAGAAATTTTAACAGCAAATAAAGAAGCAACATCGGTTGTATTGAAAGTTTCAACATCTGGCCTAGCCCACGTTGAATTTAAAATTGATGACTTTACTGCAAAATATTATTTAGTTGAAGTACAATTAACTGCATAATGAGTTTTAATTATCCTAAAAAATATTTTTACGAAAAGAACGATTGGATTTACTCTCCAGAAGTAAACTTAAAATACGAGGATGTTCTTAAAATGCCATTTCCAAAGTTTGGAGAGTGGGTGGCATTCTTTCGTGAATTAGCAGTTAGAAAATGGAATGAAACCGGAGCACCTCCAAGAATTGGGGTTGATGAAAGTGAAATGATTGAACAATTTTCTAGACTGCAAACTTATAAGGTAAATGAATTTGAAGAAAAAGATGACGAAGGAAATGAAGTCATCTTTAACTTTAATAAATTTGCTACTCCTGTAAATCAATTCTTTCCTGCAATGTATAAAACAGGAATCGGTGGTTCTACTTACGATAAACCAAAACCATCTATTTACGATGTGTTTTCGAATGATGCGTATCTTCCCGAATTTATCAAACAAATGAATAGGTTAACTAGGCAAGATGGTATGTATCGTTTTTCTAAAACATTACATTTGGGTAATCCTGAATTTCATAATTCACATATACAAAGTGGTAAAGAGTGGATTGAAAAGTGGGTAGAAGGTGATAATTTGGAAGGACATTCATTTTGTTTATCACAGGCTGATAGTAAAGTTCCTTCACCACCAATAACCGCGCAAGAAGTTAAAGACCTTTATAAAGCGGGAATATTAAAATATGAAAATATATCGTCACTTAAAACCGCAGATTGGGGTGAAAATATTGATAATTTATATGAGATTACAAAACAACCAATTCAAATTAAAATCTACCCATTAGGACAAACTATATTTCCTGAAGCTACTGCGGCATTCCGTATTGGTATGGGAACGCAAGCAGCAGTAAATTTTCCACCATTAACTGCAAAATATCTTTATCAAAGATTTACAAATCATATTAAAGACCAAAAGCAGATTAATATTTACGACCCATCGGCTGGATGGGGTGGGAGAATTTTAGGTGCATTAAGTGTCGATGATAGGAATATACATTACATAGGAAATGACCCTAATACAGAAAATCAAATACCTGAAATTGGTAAAACTAGATACGAATATCTTGCAGAATTTTTTAATAATAAAGTACCTGGAGCATCAAACCCATTTTGGGGACATGCAAATAGTTATGAAATTTTTACAACAGGTTCGGAAATTATTCATTTAGATGAAAGATTCCAAAAGTATAAAGGTAAATTAGATTTTGTATTTACTTCACCACCATATTTTGATAGAGAAAGATATTCGGATGATGAAACGCAATCTTTTAAGAAATTTAATTCATATGAAAGTTGGAGAGATGGCTTTTTAAGACCTACTCTAACAACCGCATTTGAATATCTTAAAAATGATAGATACATTTGCTGGAATATTGCTGATATAAAAGTAGGACCTGATAAATTTTTTACTTTGGAGCAAGATAGTATCGATATCCTAACTGAATTAGGATGTGAATATAAAGGAAAATTAAGAATGACAATGAGTCCAATGACGGGGATGGATTTATCAAAAGCAAAGAATAGTATGAAGATAGAAGGGCAATCGTATAAATACGAACCAATCTTTATATTTTATAAACCATAAAACAATGTATGTATCAAAATATATTTTACGAGAGGCAGAAGAATTTAATTCATTTATGGGACGACACGAAGGGATATTTTACATTACCATACCGAAAGTATGCGTATAAGAAAGACCAATCGGGTCAACACCTTTCAATGAATGGTGACCGTTTAACTAGAATTAGTAAATGGGAAAAAGATGACGCAGAAGATTTATTTGAATCTGATGTTCCTGAAACAACGAGAGTATTAGTTGATATGTATGATTCGGATTTACCATCAACAGGTCATAGAGTAATGACTTTTGATATTGAGGTAGAAATGATATCAGGACTACCAAGTACCGAAAAAGCAGAAAATGAAATAACAGCCATCGCATCTCACGATGGGGCTACAAAATTATTTGATGTATTTGTTTTAGATAAAACTAAAAAAATTAAAAATAATGGAAAAACATTTAGTAAAGATGGGAGAGAAGTTGCTGTTCACATTTACGATAACGAGAAAAATTTATTACTTGCATTTCTTAACTATTACGAAGAAATTAACCCGTCTATTCTTACAGGATGGAATATAGATTTCTTTGATATCCCATATCTTTACAATCGTATCAAAAATGTATGTGGCGAAGGTCATGCAAAAAGATTATCTCCAATAGGTCAAACCTTTTATTCACCTTATAGAAATAAATGGAGTTTTGGTGGTGTATCTATTTTAGATTATATCAACTTATATAAAAACTATAATTATGGTTTAGAAAGTTCATATACATTGAACCACATCGCAACAAAAGAATTGGGTAGAGGTAAGATTGAGTATGAAGGAAGTTTGGATGATTTGTTTGAAAATGACTTAGAAAAGTTTATTGAATATAATATTGTCGATGTAGACTTAGTTGTAGCAATGGATGAAAAACTTCAATTCGTAGATTTGTGTAGAGCGATTTGTCACGCCGGATTTGTACCATACGAGGATTATATATACTCTTCAAAATATTTAGAAGGAGCTTGTTTAGCATATCTCAAGAAAAAAGGATTAGTAGCCCCAAATAAACCAAAGGATAGAAAAGAAAGAATGCAAGCATTGAGAGATAACGACCAGGAGAAGTTTATCGGTGCATATGTAAAAGAACCGATTGTTGGAAAGTATGATTGGATTTATGATTTGGATTTAACATCACTATATCCATCAATTATTATGACTCTAAACATCTCACCTGAAACAAAGGTTGGTAAGATTGAAAATTGGGACGCAGAGGCAAACATCAAAGGATTAGATACAACTTATAAGTTAATTGGCAAGGATGGTGATAAATACGAATATACGACTCAGGAACTAAAAGAAGTTATTAAAGATAGTAATTTGGGTGTAGCTGCAAACGGAGTTCTTTATACACAAGACAAACCCGGATTGATTGCAGATATTTTAGATACATGGTTTAAACAAAGAGTTGAATTCCGTAAGTTAGAAAAAAAATACGGAGAAGCAGGTGATACTGAAAAATATGATTTTTACGCAAAAAGACAATTGGTACAAAAAATTCTATTGAACTCAATGTATGGTGTGTTAGGTTTACCGGCATTTCGTTTTTATGATATAGATAACGCCGAAGCAGTTACTATTACCGGTCAGACGGTTATTAAAAAAACGGCTGAAATGGCTAATATAAAATATTGGAAAGAATTAAATACAAAAGAAGATTACAATGTGTATATTGACACTGATTCAATTTATATGATGGCAGAACCATTGGTAAAGCATAGATACCCAGAATATAAAGAATTTGATGAAGAAAGAATGGCACAGGAAGTTAATATAATAGCAGAAGAAACTCAATCTTTTTTAAATAAATTTTATGATATACTTGCTGAAAGATTCTTTTTTATACCAAAAGAAAAACATAGATTTGAAATCAAAAAGGAATATATCAGTAAAGCGGGATTTTGGGTAGCAAAGAAAAGATATGCACAATGGATGGTATTAAAGAATGGCATCAAATGTGATAAGTTAGATGTTAAAGGTTTAGATGTAGTTCGTTCATCATTTCCCAAAGCATTCCAAGATTATATGAGTGGTATGTTGAAAGATATTCTTATGGGTAAAGATAATGAATATGTTGATACAAAATTATTAGAGTTCAAAAAGAGTATGATTACTTTGCCTGTAAACAAAATAGCAAAGAGTGGAGCAATCAAAGAATTAAGTAAGTATGATAATGGTAAATGGGAAAGAGGTAAGCCTGTTGGGTTATTTGAGAAAGGAACACCTGCCCATGTTAAAGCCGGAATTGCATATAACCGATTATTAAAATTCTTTAATTGTCCATTTAAGAATGAACCAATTAGAGATGGTGATAAAGTTAAGTGGGTATATTTAAGAAATAACCCATTAGGATTAGAAGGGTTGGCTTTTAAAGATTATAATGACCCTAATGAGATTATGGATTTTATTGAAAAATATATTGATAGAGATATGATATTTAAAGCAGAATTAGAAAATAAGTTAGATGATTTTTATACCGCATTAAAATGGGAAAAAGCATCAACTGAAGCTCAAACTGCAAAAAAGTTTTTTAGTTTTTAATTATGAAAGGATTAAAGTTTTGGAAACCATTAACATTTGATATTGCAACATTCAAATGGAGGTTACATGAAAGAAGAAATAAAGAATTTATTGGAAATGGCTCCGATAAAGGAAAGGCTACATATAATTTTAATGAATTAGGATTTAGGGGAGCTTCTCCAAAAAAGAAAGGATTTAAAATAATGAGTGTTGGCTGTTCTCATACCGAAGGTATAGATGTATATGACCACCAAACCTGGCCGGCGCAATTATCATCATTAATATCCAATTCTGTTGATATTAATTTAGGAATTAGTGGTAGGAGTAATGATTATATAGCTAGAAGTGTTTTAACATACGCAAATGAATTTAAACCAGATTTGATTTTAATTATGTATACTTACCCAAATAAAAAGGAATATTATACTGAAAATGGTGGAATAGAACCATATCATCCAAACCCTTGGGGATATTTTGATGAAGATAGAGAAGGTAGACTAGAATGGGCTGGTATCGTAAGTTCTTCAAACGAACAAAATGATTTAATGAATTGGTATAAAAACCATTTATTAATTACATATTATTTAAAAGATATGGGTATACCATTTTTATGGAATGGGACATTTGTGGGAACTGATTATAAAGATGAAAATAGATTCGATGGAAATTATCCTCCCCTAAAAGATACACACCAACACGCAACATATTTAGAAAATAAAGAATATGCTCAAAGATTGTATAATCACATAGAAAAGCTTGGTATTTTAAAAAAATAATCGTATATTAAATAAAATAAATAAAAATGAGTGAACAATTAGAATTATTCCCACAAGAGGAATTACAACAAGAGGTAAATATTCCAGAAGCACAACCTATTGCAGATGCAGAATGGTGTTTCCAATTTTTTAACAACGAACCAATTGTATTTGCATGGTCAAATGAAGGTGAAGAACCTAGTCCTTTGACTTTACAATTAGAACCAAATCAAGGTGAAGGATTGAATTTCCAACAAAATGAAATGGTATTTAGAATCTTCCCAAGACAAATTACAGAAGAAACAAAAAAACAAAGAGCAGAACAAAATGAAAGTAAAAATAAAGAAGCTTAATAAAAACGCAATAATTCCATCATATGCAAAAGATGGAGATGCGGGTATGGATTTGGTTATAACGGATATCAAATTAGAAAATACATATGATATTACATATGGATTTGGTATTGCAATTGAAATTCCAAAAGGATTTGTAGGATTAGTATTTCCACGATCTTCCATTCGTAAAACCGATTTAACACTTAGTAATTCCGTTGGTGTAATTGATAGTGGATATAGAGGTGAGTTACAAGCTACATTTAAAAAATCTGGTTTAAATAAATACAATATCGGAGAAAGAGGTGCACAACTTATGATTATACCTTATCCTGAAATTGATTTTGAAGAGGTAGAAGAATTATCTAATACAGAAAGAGGCGAAGGTGGATTCGGCTCAACTGGAAAATATATATAATATGAGTTTTTTCGCAAACGAAAATAATAAAAAAGAGCATAGCTTGTGGGTGGAAAAATACCGCCCACAAACTTTAGCAGATTATGTTGGAAATGAAGTGGTAAAAGAAACTATTCAACAATATTTAGATACAAATGATATTCCCCATTTGTTGTTTTATGGTAAAGCAGGCACTGGTAAGACCACACTTGCTAAACTAATAGTAAATACAATTAAATGTGATAGTATGATTATCAATGCATCAGATGAAAATAATGTGGATACCGTCAGAACAAAAGTTAAAAATTTCGCATCATCAGTTGGTTTTGCAGGTTTCAAAATTATCATTTTAGATGAGTTTGATTATATGACCCCAAACGCACAGGCAATCCTTCGTAACTTAATGGAAACATTCTCTAAACATTGTAGATTCATTTTGACTTGTAATTACATTGAGAAGATTATTGACCCGATACAAAGTAGGTGCCAATCATTTGCAATCACACCTCCAACTAAAAAGGATGTAGCAATTCAAGTAGCAAAGATATTAGATTATGAAAATATCAAATATGATATTAAAAATGTTGCAGATGTAATTAGTTCTTATTACCCAGATATTAGAAGAATACTTAATACTTGCCAATTACAATCAGCAAAAGGAGAATTAAAAGTAGACCATAAAATAATGGTTGAATCTAATTTTCAATCAAAGTTAATAGAACTTTTAAAATCACAAGATGATAAACGCAATCTTTTCTTAAAAATAAGACAAGCTGTTGCAGATAACAGATTAAATGATTATTCAGAAATGTATACAATGTTATACGATAAGGTTGATGAATATGCAACGGGAAATGTAGCAAATACAATTATGACAATAGCCGATGGATTATCCAAAGATGCTTTAGTAGTAGATAAAGAAATCGTATTTATGAGTACAATTATTCAAATTTTAAATATTATAAAATAATGGAACAACAAATGAACCAATTACCGCCGAATTTTAATTTAAATGACGCGAGAGATATGGATTGTGAATGTGGTGGAAAAATTTTCTTACCAGGTTATAGATTCAAAAAGATTAGTAGATTATTAACGGGCGCACCAAAAGATTCGGTAATGCCGATTGAATTGTATGTATGTGCGAGTTGTGGAAAACCTTTAAATGAGTTACTTCCACAGGAATTACAAGAAACAAAAATTATAGAATAATGGCTGCCAAAAAGTTATTTGACCATATAAACGCAATAACTACGGAGCAAGACCCGAAGTATTTTGATAAACTTTCAGAAGAAGATATCAAATCTTGGAGTAACTTTATGATTAATCGTTTTCTTTCAATGAAGCCTGAATGGGTGGAATTGATTGCTACTCTATTACCTTTGACACAAACTTTACAACCAAAGGAAATGTATAAGTTATATATTAGTGTAATTCCAAAAGGAAAACATTATCTAAAATACATCAAAGGTAAGGGAGAAGAAAAATACGAAGAATTTATTGTAGAGTTATTAAAAAAAGAATATGATTGTTCGGAAAGACAAGCAAACGATTATATAGAAGTATTATACTCAACAAGAGAAGGTAGAGAATATTTAAAATATGTTTGTGAAAAATACGGAGTAGATAAAAAACAAATTACAAAATTGAAATTAAAAATTTAATGTCAGATACATTTTGTATATTACCATTTTTACATATTAATGCCTATCCAGATAAAAAATTAAAAGTTTGTTGTTATTCACAAACTTTTTTAGAAAATACAAATTTGGAAAACGATTCAATATCGGATGCCTTTAATTCAGATGAATATAAGCAAATACGATTGGATATGTTAAATGGTGATAAACCAAAATTTTGTGATGTTTGTTATAAAATGGATGATGAGGGGGCTGAAAGTTATAGAACAAAGTGGAATGGGTATTATTCTCATCTAATTCAAAAATACAAAAATAAAACAAGAAAGGATGGATATAATTATCCTGATTTTGTTAGACTAGATTTACGACCTTCCAATATTTGTAATTTTAAATGTAGAAGTTGCACATCAGAATATTCTTCAACTTGGATTGAAGAACAAAATGCTTTTAAAAAATTTATGGGAATCGCGATTGATTCTAATAAAAATGAAATAAACATAACAAATTTTGATATTGATAAACGATATATAAAAAGTTTAGAACACATATATTTTGCAGGTGGAGAACCTTTATATATGAAAGAGATGTATGAATTTCTTTCTAAACTGGACAATAAAGATAAAATAGAAATACATTTAAATACAAATTTCAGTTTAGTTAAATTTAATAATAGAGATATATTTGAATTTTTTTCTCA